ACGTGGCCATGTCTGATGTTGAGAAGGCGGCGTTTGACGCTCTCGAACCGGAGGACCACAAGGACTTTTGGAAGAAGATGGCTGCGGAGACGCAGCTTGTTCTCTCCCAGAAGGGAGCCTCATCCTCAGAACCAACCAAGCCCAAGTGTGCTAAGTGTGGTTCGACCCAACATCCAGGGGAATGTTGGAAGTGTGCCAAGTGCGGAGGGCTTGGACACAAGACGGAGAAGTGCTGGAAGAAAGTTCCGGCCACACGTCAGGAGCAGGCCGCTGTCCCTGTGCAGCAGGGAAACACGGGCAAGAAGCCATCCCAACGGGAGAGGATGGACAAGCTCCAACAGCAGCTAGAGCAGCTGACCTCCGCGCTCATGCAAAGAGGGTCTGGGGGTACGAACCCCCAACCGACGAACAGTTAAGACTGCTCGTCTTGAGGTACCCGGCACCCTGGGTTCTGAGTGACCGGGTACGATGCGTGGGCTTTATAGAACCCTTGAGGATGGGTGGTAGTCGACAGCCGAGTCCCGATGTAGAGGCGTCGGAGGCTCTCGGCTACAGTGGTGGTTATGCGTATTCTATACCGACCATTGATACTGAGTATAAGGCGATTCTTCGTATTCCTTCTGATGAGAAGTGGCCCAGTGACGTTGTTATTCGGTGCCTCAACTTAGCTATGCGCGATCTCAATGAGTTCTATGAGCCTGTAATGGTTGGGACAGGGGATCAGATTGAACCTGTCCTGCCCTTGGCTCCTTCCCCGGGAGGGAAGTGGACTCCGTATTGCCATACGAAATCTGAGTTGTTTTCCAAGTACGGACACCGATGTCTTGAGGCCTATGAAGATTTGTGGAATGGTCGCCTTTTTGATGTCGTTTCTGGCATTTCAAAGTACGAGCTCCTTCCTGAGAAGAAGATTCGTGAGAAGGGGGCTCGGATGATCTTCTCCCTTGGTGGGGATAAGGTCTATGCTGGCGCCAAGCTCTTGGGCGCCTGCAACTTGTGCATCAAGAACCACTGTAATACTCACCCGATTGCTATCGGGTGGTCCCCTTGGTATGGGGGGATTGAATCTCTTGTTGACTATCTTCGTGTCCCAGGCTTCCCTTTGGAGAAGATTCACTATTGTGAAGGGGACACATCAGGACACGATTTGGGTGTCCGCAAGTTCCATTGGCGTTGTGTTCGAGCTTTGAGGCTTTGGTGGACTCCACCCGAGTTACATCCGGGGATCAATGCCTGGTATTCTTTTTTGGAGGGCGACCCTGACAGGCGCCTCATTATGCTCTCCGATGGGACTGTTTGGGAAATTAGCG